AAAAAAGGAAAATAAATAAATGGCGACAACATTAGAAATTATACAAGGTATTAATCAAGCAGCCGCAAATGCTTATGATGGAGCCCACGACCAGCGCTTTGTGACTGGTGACCCCAAAAAAATCGGGCTAAACAGAGAAGAAGGCTGCGCCATCGTCGACAGTCGAATCTCTGACGGCTTCGGAATAAAAATCATAGGAGATAAGCTCCAGATTAATTATGAGGCGAACATCAGGTTGTCTGATGTCTATGCTAACGGCTTCGAGGAAGAGTGCGAGAGGAAAGTGCAAGCAATTGCTGATTTCCTCAAAAAAGAATACAAAACAATAACGGGAAAATCACTCTCATTAACACCGGAGGGCGAAACGACTTGCATCGTTCAAAATACTAGTAGAGTCAGGACATTTGTTATGGCACACCGACTTTATAAAATTGGAGGCATGCGGGACGTAGAAACACTGGGAGAGGGAATTGAAAATCCCCTAGACGTCAAATATCACCAATTTTTAAATAAGGGTGGCTTCGCCGAAGAGTAAAAGGATGCCACCCTATACATTATCTAAAAAAGAGATAGTAACAGAAATACTTAAGTGCGGAAAAGATCCCAATTACTTTGTGAATAACTACGCCCGGATTTCTCACCCAATTAAGGGACTTATCCCCTTTAAGACCTATCCCTATCAAGCTGATTTGTTGGTTGATTTTAACGATTATCGTTTTAACGTAATTTTAAAGGCCCGCCAATTGGGAATATCCACTATTGTGGGGGGATATATTGTGTGGTTGATGTTGTTCCACCGCGATAAAAATGTCCTCGTGATGGCTACCAAGTTTGCGACAGCGGCAAACCTAGTCAAAAAAGTCAAAGCGATTATGAAAAACTTGCCAGAATGGCTAATCCTATCCCAAATTTCAATCGATAACCGTGCGTCCTTCGAGTTAGCCAACGGATCTCAGATCAAAGCTGCCTCTACATCGGGTGATGCCGGGCGCTCGGAAGCTCTATCCCTCTTAGTTTTGGACGAGGCAGCCCATATTGACAATTTAGAAGATCTTTGGGCCGGCCTATATCCTACGATTTCCACAGGCGGCCGCTGTGTAGCTCTGTCTACGCCAAATGGTGTCGGCAATTGGTTTCATAAGACATATTCAGAAGCCGAGGAGGGCTCAAATGATTTTCATCCCATAATTTTGCCATGGGATGTTCACCCCGATCGCGATGATGCGTGGTTTGTTAAAGAAACGCGGAATATGTCCACTCGCGAAATCGCCCAAGAACTCGAGTGCAATTTTAATACCTCCGGTGAGAGTGTAGTCCACCCAGCCGACATTGGTTGGGTTGAGACTCTGGTCCGCGATCCGGAATATAGAACTGGTTTTGACCGTAATATGTGGATCTGGGAAGAATATCAGCCTGAGTGCTCTTATTTGATGGTTGCAGATGTCGCCAGGGGCGACGGCGCCGATTATTCAGTATTTAATATTATTAAGCTAGAAACGATGGAAGTAATTGCTGAATACCAAGGAAAGCCGACCTTGGACATGTATGCAAATATTTTATTGCAAGCGGGAAAGGAGTACGGAAGCTGCCTTTTAGTGGTGGAAAATGTCGGAATCGGGATATCTGTATTGGAAAAACTTATTGATTTTCAATATCCAAATGTTTATCACTCTATTAAGTCCACACACGAATACATCGAACAATATCAAGCTGAGAACGTCACCAGCGCCGTGCCTGGTTTTACAACGTCAATGAAAACCCGGCCGCTTATCGTAGCGAAATTAGAAGAGTTTATCAGAAATAAACTAATTAGAGTATATTCATCTCGCACCGTCAATGAAATGAAAACATTTATTTGGAGGAATGGAAAACCCCAAGCTATGAAAAGTTATAATGATGATTTAATTATGGCTCTTGCAATTGCCTGTTGGGTTAGAGACACGGCCCTTCAAGCAAATGCAAGAGATTTAAATTATCAAAAAGCTTTTGTAAATGCGATTCATACAACAAAAACAACGATGAATACACAAATAAAAGGACAAGATGGCTACAAGAAAGGCAATATATTTGATAAAATGTCTGAAGCAGAACAAATGTATAAACAATACAAATGGATTATAAAGTGAGAAAGTAAATTGCACCAAGTGATAAAAACCCCAAAAACAAAGATTCAAATCTTTTTAAAGCATTAACAAGATTATTCTCCGGCCCGATCATAAACTACCGCTCTCAGTCCGGACGCCGGATTAGAAGACAACATTTAGACAAGTTCTCTTCACGATTCAAATCTGTTTCCGGCCAACAGTTTAAAAAGTCACTATACAACCCTCTTGACACAATGGCCACCAGCGCGATTCAAAGTCAGAGACGAGGAGAGCGTTATGTTGACTTTGACCAGATGGAATACATGCCTGAGATAGCTTCGACAATGGACATATATGCAGATGAGATGACAACGTATTCTGATCTTCGACCGATGTTAAACATTAAATGCCCGAACGAGGAGATTAGAGCGGTCCTGGCAGTACTATATGAAAACATATTGAACGTTCAGTATAACCTTTTTGGTTGGGCGCGCACAATGTGTAAGTACGGCGACTTCTTCTTGTATCTGGATATCGATGAAAAGTATGGAATACAGTCGGTTATTGCATTGCCAACAGCTGAACTTGAAAGATTGGAAGGCCAGGATTCAACCAATCCAAACTATGTTCAATATCAGTGGAATTCAGCAGGAATGACATTTGAGAATTGGCAGATCGCACATTTCCGTATTCTCGGTAATGATAAGTATGCTCCTTACGGCACTTCTACTCTTGAGCCTGCCCGACGCATTTGGCGTCAGTTAACTTTGATGGAAGATGCGATGATGGCCTACCGTGTTGTACGCTCATCTGAAAGAAGAATGTTTAAGATTGATGTAGGTTCTTTCCCCCCACATGAGGTAGAACAATATATGCAAAAGGTTGTTTCACAGCTTAAGCGACACTCCATTGTGGACGCGGATAGCGGCAGAATAGATCTAAGATATAATCCAATGAGCATCGAAGAAGACTATTTCATTCCTGTCCGCGCTGGATCAGCAACAGACATTCAAACGCTTGCCGGCGCGTCGAATATCACACAGATTGATGATGTTAAATATCTTCGAGACAAACTATTCTCCGCACTAAAGGTACCCCAGGCCTATCTTTCCATGGGAGAAGAAGCATCAGAAGACAAAACCACTCTCGCTCAAAAAGACATTCGTTTTGCGAGAACCATTCAAAGATTACAAAGAGTTATTATTTCAGAGCTTGAAAAGATTGGCATTATTCATCTTTATACATTAGGCTTCCGAGGCGATGACCTGTTGGCTTTTGACTTATCTCTTAATAACCCTTCCAAGATTGCAGAACTTCAAGAGTTGGAGCACTGGAAGCAAAAGTTTGACATTGGTGCAGCCGCCACAGAAGGGTACTTCTCTCGTAGGTGGGTATCAGAAAACGTCTTTGGTATGTCACATGAAGAAATAATGCGAAACCAACGAGAGACATACTTTGATCGCAAGCATGATGCAGCATTGCAGGCGGTTGCCGAAGCTGCAGCCGCCGGTGAAACTGCCGGCACTTTGGGTGGCGGTGAAATGGGCGGTGAAATGGGTGGTGAAATGGACATGGGCGGTGAAATGGACATGGGCGGAGAAGAGATGCCAGCCGGAGAAGCCGGCCCAGAAGAAGGTGGGGGCGACGAGTCACCCCTGCTGGCTGTTCCCCCGGGTTCTCGAAACGCGCCGCGCCTCACCCCTAAAGCAAAAGGAAAGGTATATAAGCCCGTTGAAAGAGACGGACGTGAAAGGGCAGGTTTTCGCAAGAACCAGTTAGCGCAGGGCAACCTGGAGAAAAGAGGCCGCGCCAAACGAGCTAAGTTCCCGGGTTCTGAAATCAATACCATTCCTAGTATTGCGAAAGGGATTTATGAAGAAGAGCAGTCTATTTATACATTGAGAGAAAAGTCTGAAGAAGATAAATTATTTGAGATTAACGATTCTATCCGAAATCTTTTATTAGGTTTGGAAAACAAGAAACGATTAACGGAGCATAAGGATGAAAATTAAACACAACAAAAAACGCAATACCGCTTTTGTATATGAAGCCCTCATTAGGGAAGCCACAGTAGCCACCCTCAAGGGGGACAAAGAGGTAAGAGACAAAGCGCTTCATCTTGTGAAGAAACACTTTACACCAAATAGCGCATTAAAAAAGGATTTAGTTTGCTACCGGTCGCTTTGTGGAAAACAAAATCTTGAGAAAATAACCTCTGAAAAGATAATGAGGGAAGCCAAAATCGCCCAACGTTTAATCGATCCATCCGGACTGTTTAAAGCTCAAACAGAACTAATAGATGATGTCAATAAAGAACTATCACCATCAGTCTTTGGAAACTACGTCCCAAATTATAAGACCTTGGCGACCATATCTCAAATCTTTCATGGTAGACTATCCCCCAAGAAGACTGTTATGCTAGAGAATCAGATTATTGATGGTATGACCCAGGTCACGGATCAAAAAATAGATGAACCTAAAGTTGATAACGTAGTCCTTAAGACATTCGTTAACAAGTTTAACGATAAGTATACCGAGAATCTTTTAGAAGAGCAGAGGAGCTTGCTGTCACATTACATTTCTTCCTTCACAGACAACTCAGTGGAGTTGAAGATGTTTCTAAACGAAGAGATAACAAGATTAAAGAAAGATATGGTTAATGCTAAAAAAGTTTCCGAGGTCAAAGAAGACGACGAAATGCTTACAAAGACAAATAAAATTATTGAAAAGCTAGATAACTTTGCCAACCAAGATATCAATGAAGATGTACTACTTACAGTTATGAGAACCCAAAAGTTAGTTAAGGAAATTTATAGCGATGGCGATAATAATTAAAGTTGGCGAATTCGCCAATGAAAAAAAGGTCAAATTAGAACTAAACATAAGAAAAAGCCTCAGCGGTGATCTTATGATTTTTGACCATGGAGATATTGATATCGTCCTGTCTCCGTCAAAAAATAAAGTTGTTGCATTTCCAAAAGAAACAATGAACGATTTAGTATACGGCGCTCAAAATAGATTAATGAGCTTTTTAAGAAAAAGAGGCGTCTTGATTGCCGAGTCGATTCAGGCCGGCGCATTCTATGGTTCCGTAGAGGGCACCCTTGAGGCGCCAGTAAATG